CAAAGTTGGTTGAATACAGGCAGTTATCAAATTAAACCTACAATAGCAGGTTACTATGAGGTTACTGTATCTGTTGATATGCCATCCTCATCAAGTGCTAATTCTGGCCAACAATACAATTTACAACTCCGTAAAAATACTAATAGTTTTACTATTACACAAATACCAGAAAGCAGCAATACAGCCGTTTCGTTGATGGCAACTAGAATCATTTATTTGAACGGTTCAACAGATTACATTACTGCATCTGTATATTCAGTAGGAGCAGTTACTTTATCTAGTGGTTCTGGCAATTGGATGACTGTTAAATTAGTTGCTTATGGAACTGCTGGTACTAACGGAGCCACAGGAGCTACCGGCGTAACAGGAAATACCGGCGGTCAAGGTGCCACAGGTTCTACGGGGCCACAAGGTGCTACGGGTGTTGGTGCTACAGGAGCCACAGGTACTGCCGGTAGTGCTGGTGCTACCGGAGCAACAGGAACATTCTCATCAAGTTCCTCTTATCAAATGGTATCACTTGGTGTTGGTACTCCAGCATCAGGCGCTACTGGTGAGATTCGTGCTACAGGTAATATTACTGCGGCATACTCGGATGATAGACTTAAAAATAAACTAGGTAATATTCAAAACGCTTTAGATAAACTGATGACACTAAGTGGTTTCTATTATGAAGCCAATGAGTTAGCTAGAAGTTTGGGTTATGGACCAGAAAGACAAGTCGGTGTCTCAGCACAAGATGTACAGAAAGTTTTGTCTGAGGTTGTGGTGCCTGCACCTATTGATGATAAATATTTGACTGTACATTATGACAGAATTATACCATTAATCATTGAAGCAATCAAAGAGTTAAAACAAGAGATAAATGAAATGAAGGAATCTAAATGGCGTTAAATTCTTCTGGTCCAATTTCATTGATAGGAACAACCGCAGGACAATCTATTGAATTGGAATTGGGTGGTAATGGTTCAACTCAACTAGGATTAACTGATACTGCGGTTCGTAATTTATTTGGTATTGCTTCTGGTGCTATTTCCATGCTTGATGGATATGGTAAGAGCAATGTTATAACAGCTAGTTATATTCTCATTGGAGGTGGAGCTGGAGGAGGTAGTTCTTATTATGGTTGTAGCATTCAAGGTGGAGGAGGTGGAGCTGGCGGTTATTTAACTGGCACAGTTTCTCTTAGTCCGTCTAGTACTTACACTATCACGCCAGCAGCTGCAGTATGTAAAGACACGAATGGTTTGAATACCACTTTTTCCGGTCCAGCCGGATTTACTACTCTAACAGCTAATGGAGGAGGCAGAGGTGGATCATGGACTTGTTATACTTATAGTTGTTCTTGTTGTATTAATACATTTACCGGTTACAGATATCGAGCTGCATGTTCTGGAGCTTCTGGTGGAGGAGCTGCACGTGGTGGAGGATCTTCATATGGAACAGGAACCTCTCAAGGACATAATGGTGGTGTTGGTTGCGGCGCCGGCGGTGGCGGTGGTGGTGCTACAAATCCAGGTTGTAAAGGATTTGGAACACGATGTATTCCTACAGCAGGAGCTGGAGGGTATGGAGCATTAGTAAATGTATATGGCCAATCTTTTTATCTTGCTTGCGGTGGAGGCGGTGGCTTTGCTTCAAATGTTTTAATACCTGCTATCGGAGGAGCAGGAAACGGAGGTTATGGAGGTAATTATTATAGTCGAGCAAATTCAGGAAAATTATATTCGGGTGGTGGAGGTGGTGGTGCAGGTAGTTGTGCTCCTGTTGGTGGTGGTTCCGTACCAACAACAGGAGTTGGTGGTGGAGGAGGATCAGGATCAGCAATTGTTTATTATTGCGGAACAACACCCAAGTTTATGGGAAATCACATACACATTTCTTGCGGAAAAGTTTATCATACAATTTTAAGAACCGAATCATTAATTCCAGTTTGTAACACAAATTATGCTCTTGTACAATATTTAATTGTTGGTGGTGGAGGAGGAGGAGGCGTAGGAGGCGGAGGCGCAGGAGCTATGGTCTGTGGTTATTTTTATGCTTCAAAAACAAAAACATACACAGTAAATGTAGGCAATGGTGGAGGTGTTACCTCTAACGGCGGCGCAAGTTCTGTTGTAGGAGCTGCAGGTAGTACTTATAAACCTCCAGTTGCTTGTGGAGGTGGTGCCGGCGGGCCTTCTGGTCGGGCCACCGGTGCAAGCGGTGGAAGTGGAGGAGGTTCAGGTTATTGTTGTTCTTTACAATGGGCAGGCGGCCGGTCAACAACACCATATTTTGGCAATTGTGGTGGAAATGGATGGAAATCTTCTCGTGGATGTTATGCAACAGGTGGTGGCGGAGGTGCCGGTGCAAAAGGTGGTGATTCAACGGCAAAAAGAGGTGGTAACGGAGGATCAGGTAGACAAAATTCAATAACAGGAAGTGCAGTATATTATGCCGGCGGTGGCGGAGGTTCAGCAACAATTTGTGGTAGTGGATTTCCAAAAGGAACTCCTGGAACAGGAGGAGCTGGTGGCGGAGGAAATGGTTCTGTTTCCGGAACAGCAGCAAACGGTTGTAACGGTAAAGGTGGCGGTGGCGGAGGGCAGCTTTATGGTTACGCTGGATCAGGAGGCAGCGGAATAGTTATTCTCAGTTCACCATACACTCCAACATGTGTATCGGGAAGTTATTCTGGTCCAACCTGCGTTAGTGGAAATAAGGTGTATAAATTTACTGGTTCTGGAAGTATTACATATTAACCAATCCTCCTATTGAATAAATACTCAACAAAGAATATAACATGAAAGAATTAATGAATAAATTATTGAATTGGCTTGAGAAACCAAATGTTTTGGCCACAGTTAAAACTATCACATATAAAATTATAAGTGGTTCAACCACATTTGTAATTGTTTACGCATTTACAGGTAATGTTAAAACTAGCGGCGAATCTACTTTGGTTATGATGGGTATACACATGATACAATTTTGGGTACACGAAAGGGTGTGGCTCATTTGGGAAAATCGTAGAAAAATAACCAAGGAATAATAGATGACTTTACCAGCCTCAGGTGCCATATCATTTTCAAATGTAGATACCGAACTAGGTTTTTCTAGCACGGCTCAGATATCTTTGAATGATACTGCGGTTCGTACTTTATTTGGCGTATCCTCTGGTGCTATTTCCATGAGCAATGGATATGGTAAAAGTAACATTACTTACTATTACGGAACAATTTTTAGTGGTTGTAATGCCGCAAATTATGGCAGCCTGACGGTAGATAATTGTGGAAATAATTATGCCAGTTCACAAAATGCAACAAGCTCTGCACACACTAAATTTCCAGTATGTGCTGCATCAGTATCTTATGGAAAGAAATTTACACTTACTACAGGTAATGGTTGGTCTGCGGGTGGATCATATTTTCAAAGCTCTGGTTCACATGTTGATTCATCAGGTAACTCATATATTTCTTGGAGATGTGGAAATTGTACGGGATTTCCATTAGGTTTAATTAAGGTTAATAGTTCGGGATGTGTTGTTTGGACTAAATCAGGACCAACTTTTTTTGGTGCTTATCCAGGAAATGTTGAATTCGCTGGAGGTCATGCTTTTTTAGCAACATATTCGGGCCAAATCAATGGCCAGGCAACATTTTCATCATGGAATTCTTGTGGAAATCGTGCTACAGGATATATCAGTTGTAGTTCAGGAACTCATAATATGCTCGATGCAACTCTTGGAGTTTCTAAGTGTGGAGGATATCTTGCAATGTCCGGAATTTCCTATCAAGCAGGAAATTCTAGTCAGTTTACCATGGGCTTAGGTCAGATAGCAATATCAAATACATGTACATCAATATGTTTCTATAAAACATATACTGCTTGCTCAAATGCCTATCAAAGTAATATTTCCTCAAGTTTTCCTATCATAAAATATGATTGTTCTAAAAATATCTATGTTTCAGCGACTTTTGGTGCTGATGGAGGTGCTATACCAGGATGTACTTACGGAAATCATTATAATCCAGGATTTTCTTTTCAAGCAAAATTTAATTCGTCCGGATCACCACAATGGTTTCTTGGTATTGGACCTGCATTAGCCTCAAATCAATATTATCAAGTCACTGGAATGGTTGTTGATACATCCGCTAATTCTTATGTATTAACATCAAGAGGCCTTGGTGGTAATGCAAACGATTATTTATTATATAAACTCAATAGTTCAGGAACGTTACAATGGATAAGAAGAATTTATGTTTCTTCTTCTTATACAGGAGCTTATAATCTTAATGCAACTAGTTTAATTGGTGGACTTTTAGCATTAGATAATAAAGGTGCATTAAGAGTGCTTGTAAATCTTGTTAATGGAAGTACGACTACAGGATATCATGGATATTTTATGTACCCCACAGACGGTTCAAAAACAGGAACACTATCCCTAAAATCGTACAATCAAAGTGTTGTTGTAACCGTAAGTGTATATTCCGGTTCATACACATCACTCGCATTATCATTATCAACAACGACAAGAACACCACTAGGCGGTTTTAATGGATCAAATTATGCTAGTGGATCCACATCCAGATCCGTAGGTGTAACAGCTGGTGGACAACAAGTGTGTGGAGGAAATACATGGTAAAGAATTTTTATATTAAAATAGAAACAATGGAATGGCCAAGATTTGAAGGTGATATTAGACTTGAGCATCCAGAAATTACAGAAGAACAAACTGGTAATACATTTCCTTGTCCACAAACATATGGTTTAGTTGAGTATATTGACAAACCAACCGATGAGTTAGGAACATATGAGTATTATGATATGGACACTCCTATACCTCCAGGACATCCATCTAATACATCTGCAAATAATAACTGGCAAATTGTTTGGACCAAAAAAACAATGACTGATGAAGAAATAGAAAAAATAAATCAAACAATACAACAAAATTTAGAAGCTAGAAGACAAGCAAAAGCTAATACAGCAAATACACCGGGTTGATTTATGTCACTTTTTTATTATGATATTGATGGCAATAGATTTTCAAATAAAATACAAGCTTTAGAACATAAAAATAAAACTAATAAAGAAGTTTATTTGTATTATTATGATGATTTATTTGATAAGGTTAATTGGAAAATAGAACCAATTGAACCTTTAGATTCCTTATATAAGCATCAGGCTCAAAGAATTCGAGATGAATATGATTATGTAATATTGTTATATTCTGGTGGATATGATTCAACCAATATACTGGAAACTTTTCACTACAACAATATCAAGTTGGATAAAATTGTTGTTACCGGACCTTTTAAACAAGATAAACATTCTGGAACGGACAATAATCATAATGGTGAAATATATCGTAATGCTTTTCCATATTTAAATGAATTAGGATTACAAAGTATAACTCAAATAGTTGATTATACTGATATGTATATTGATCCTAAAAATTTTAGTATATATGAACTTGGTGACGATTGGATTTATGAAGCGGGATCAAGGTTTAGTCCACACCATTGGTTTTGGAGAGATTTGGATAGACACATTGTTCCAAATTTAGAACGAGATAAAAAAATAGCTATTATCTGGGGCACAGACAAACCATTAATAAAAAAAAATCAAGAAGGTATTTACTTTAGATTTAATGATGCAGCTATCACAAGTTATGGTAGGCAAAATCAACCCTTTAGGCACAATATTGATAACATTAATTTTTATTGGGATCATAATAATCCATTTATTTTAATTAAACAATTACATTTAATAACCAACAGATATAAAATTCATAATCAATATTTAAATGTAACAGACACCGTGGATACGATATATAATCTAAAAAAACCTTTGCTGTATAAAAGTTCAAAAACTTTAGGTACGGCTTTATCAATCAGAGATAATTTTTTATTAAATCATAAAAACTCTGATTTGTATAAATTTTATAATTTAGGAATGAATAATTTAATTAAAAAATTTGGTAAAAAAAATTTAGACAGTATATATTCAAAGAAATATATAATACAATAATATGAGGATTTAATATGGAACAATTTGACAAATACCAGCTGTCTGAAAAAAATGTGTTATTTGATAAAGGTAGTTTATATACCTCAATTTTTCCAGAAGAAACTAAAGATTTTGCTTTTCAAATACACGAAACAAAATTTAAAAACCTTTGGATTTTGGTAGAAGGTGATAGTATTCGATTGGAAAATTCACAAGCTGTTTTTAATTACAAAGTAATACCTGTAAAATTACAATCTCTTCCGCCTATTGAAGAATTACAGTCTAAAGAATTTTCAATATTGTTACAAGTGATTGTTAATGATATTTTGACTAAAGTTTGGGAATGGGAACAAAATCCAACTTCTCATGCAACAGAAGAATTTGTCTCAAAGGGAAGTTATAATGCTTATAATAAACAACTTCGCAGTCAAAAAAATACCGAAGCAACAAAAATCTATCAAATGATGTTGGATGAAGCAAAAATTAAAGAAAAAGTTGGTGATCCAAATATCATATAATTACTAATCCTCCTATTGAATAAATAGGTAGATAATAGGAGATATTGGATGTCAACCATAACCAACAGAAATGATTTTAAGACCTACTGTCTGCGTAGACTAGGCTTTCCTGTCATTGAAATTAACGTAGATGACGAACAGGTAAACGATAGAATAGACGATGCTTTACAATACTGGCAAGACTATCACTTTGACGGCACACAAAAAGTATACTATGTTCATGCCGTAACTGGCTCCGAAATCGTATCCTCAATAAACATTTCAAACCTTTATTCCAATAGTTTGATGGCCAATTCTACATTGATTGGTGCCACATCAGGTTCTGTTGCCACACTTAGAGATGGTGCTTTTGGTGGTAACAACAATACAACCATCTATGTCACAGGCAATCAAGCCTTCTCAAATGGCGAACCAATTCTTTATTACGATAGAAGTACAGGTCTAACACCTACTGGTGCTAATGTGGTATCATATTTCATGGGTGATGTTGACAAAAAATACCTAGACCTATCCAATACCACAGATTCCGAAGGCAATCCAATGGAAATCATTGGTGTTCCTAGAATCTTTCCTGTTACCGACTCACAGGCCACGGTTAATATGTTTGACCTGAGATACCAACTCCGTCTGAATGAGTTGTATGACTTCACCTCAGCGTCCTATATCAACTATACTTTGACACAACAACATCTACGTTCATTAGAATTGATGTTCACTGGTGAAGTTCCAATACGTTTCCAGAGACATATGCAAAGGTTGTACATAGATTGGGCTTGGGGTTACTCAGAAGCACCAATAGGATCCGTGGTTGTGGCAGAATGTTATGCCAATATCAATGCTGATGTATACAACAAAGTATGGAATGACCGTTGGTTGAAAGAATATGCCACAGCATTAATCAAACGTTCATGGGGATCCAACCTCAAGAAGTTTAACAACCTACAATTACCTGGCGGTGTGACACTCAATGGTGATACCATCTTCAATGAAGCCGCAGAAGAAATCAAAGCACTACATGCCGAGATGGAAACACAGTACGGTTCACCGCTTGAATTCTATTTAAATTGAGCAATAACTTTAGTGGTGCTCAAATGTCCTTTTTATATAAATAAAATAAAAAGGAGTATCTTTATGAAGGTATATTGTATAGAAAACAAATTGGATGGTAAAAAATATATTGGTATAACCAAAGGTGAGATTGATAGAAGATTCAAGCAACACAAACAAATAACAAGAAATAAAAATTCTTCTTATAAAAACCACATACATAAAGCAATGGCTATGTATGGTATAGAAAACTTTACGGTATATCAGGTTGATGAAGCTGACACAAAAGAAGATTTATTTGAAAAAGAAAAGTATTGGATTAAAAAATTAGATACTAAAAATAATGGTTATAATGAAACTGATGGTGGTGAAGGGACATGGGGTTGGAAGCCAACGGAAGAACAAAGAAAACAAAATAGTGAACGCATTAAAATAGCAATGCAGGATGTTAATCTTAGGAAAATTCTGTCTGAAAAATCCAAACAACATTGGGAAAATTTAACAGAAAAAGAAAAAGAAAATAAAAGAAAACAGTTCAATGAAACAAAAATAGGCAATCAACATGCCAAAGGTAAACACTGGAGTTTATCGGATGAAACCAAAAAGAAAATGAGTGAGTCTAAAAAAGGTTGGAAAATGTCAGATGAAACAAAACAAAAATTAAGCGACATAGCCAAAAAAAGAATTGGTAGAAAAAATAGTCCAGAAACAATAGAAAGAATGAGACAAGCAGCCATTCTAAGACACCAGAAGGCTAAAATATAATGGCAACCTCACACTACTTTAGTAATTACAGTAATAAAGGTGAGCAAAGACTCATTGAAGATATTATTGTTGAATCAATTAAAATTATGGGAACCGACTGTTTTTATTTGCCAAATGATAATGGCCAAGCTAGAGATTTATTATATGGAGAAGACCCGGTTCGTAAATTTGAATCAGCATTTCCTATTGAAATTTATCCAAGTAATGCAACTGAATATGGTGGCGAGAAAGAATTCTTTTCTAAATTTGGTCTTGAAATTAAGAACCAAGTTTCTGTCATCATGTCTAAGAGAGCCTTCTCAGAAAGAGTACCACAAAATACTTACACAAGGCCTAGAGAAGGTGATTTGATTTATGTTCCTTTTCTAAATGGTACTGGTGAGTTGTATGAGATTAAATTCACCAATCAAACTAAAGACTTCTTCATGTTGGGTAGACAAGTACCATATTTCTATGAATTAGACTTAGAGAAATTCCGTTACTCACAAGAGGCTATTCAGACTGGTAACGATGATATTGATTCTGTGGTTACTGATTCAGCATACACAATTAACCTTTATATGAGTGGTACGAACAATATCAATTACACCTTTAAAGAAGTTGTATTTCAAACACCAGA